CGTGAATTCGTCGTCGCTCTCAATGGCAGTAATTCGGATTCATCCACGCATAAGATGCTAGACGGCTATTCTTCTTTTTATAAGAACGGCGTCTGCACTGAAGCCCTGACTGTCGTCCGTGTTGACGGTGCTCGAGTAATCGATCATCGCCCGCCGTACTACAGCCAGCATCTCGAGGACCTGTCTGACAAGATTGATCGCCTGGTCGGCGTCAATCCTGCCGGGCTCATCTGGGAGGTTTTACCTTACAGCTGGGCCATCGACTGGTTCGTGAGTATGGATGATATTCTAGACAACGTATTCTTACGTGTCTCGAATAGGTTTGATTGCGCGTACTGGACGAGTGTCAAGTACGCTTACTATCGGACGGTTACTTACGAGATTCGTACTGCCGTCTCCGGACCCTCTTCTGGGTTCAGAGAAGAACAGTATGAAGGTAATAAGTTTCCGCTAACAATGCTAGTAACGGATTACAACCGTGAACGCGTCGATCCTCCTAGCGTGATCGATTCTGCGCGCATGCGTGGCGCCAACTTACTTAACGTATTTTGGCTCTCGCTCTGCGCACTAGGGTTCCGCAAGTAACTTAACTTGCTTGGTCGTAGACCATATGCTATGAATGATACAGTAACAGCTCACAAGCTGGTTTCAGCAAATATAACAGGCAGCGTCGTAGACGGGACCGCAAGGTCCTTTCCGCGCGTCGCCTCAAACAGTAACGTGGAGGCCATCAGACAGTCGCTGCATGTTAGCAGCGTCAGTCCGACCGTCCTTCGCGTATCTCACCAACCCCGAAAGCTCGTCAATGGCATGCAACGCTCGTTGTGCGCCATTGACCAGACTCTGTCACGCCTCGATGCGACCTCGAATGTCATCTCGACTTCGAAGTTCAAAGTGGCGTTTCAGACGGACATCCCTTCGGATGTCACTCTGACGGAGTGGCGGGAAGCAGTATACCTGCTCATTGGAATCCTAACGGAATCCAATGGTGCAGTTCTCGACGCGTTGTATAACTCGGAGCTTTGATCGGCTCTGAGCTACATAACACAAATACGAGACTCTGCTTCCGTAGTACTAGAAATCTAGTACTGCTGAAACTCTGTCTCATTCAACACTACGTATATACGTACGCATTATATGAAAACGTCTAATACAGATATATTCAAGTGCCTGTGTCTTGATCTCGGAATGCCACTTCGGGATTCTAATAAAGTTCCCGATGCTGCTGCATTGAGTGGACTCCGTAAGGAGTTACTACAATGCGCCGAGCTAAGTCGCGATGATCATTGTGAAGATAGGTGGAATGCCTTAACAAAGGACTTCCTCTATTGGTTCAATCCCGTGAGGGATATGAACATCGAGAGCGTTTCCGGATTCCGGGATGCTTATCAACTGACATCGTTTCCGTTAAAAATAAGGAAACTTCACACACATGAACAAGAACAGAACTACGTTGCGACTTTCCTCAAGAATGAGGATCGTACTCGTAGCTGGCGTGTTGATAGGAGTAATCCTGTCACACGTATTGCACGGCG